TTTACACGACTTCCATTCTCCATAATCGTTTTTGTATATGCACCTGGTGTAATTATATCACCATCGCTATCAACATTATTAAATACAGAACCATAACCTTTTACGATTCCACTCTTTTCATCGGCATCAACTAATTCACCGATTGGACTTGACTTATATATTATATTTTCCATTTTACAAAGATATTAATTTTCTATATATTTATATTCTACTAAATCAAAAGCATTTATATCTTCTATTGCTTCTATTTTTCTTCCATTGGCATTTTCTAACATTTCTATCAGTTTATCAATATCACCACCTGGAAAACTTATATCAGGAACTTCTGAATTAGGGTGAAGCTCTAAATATTCATCTTGTAATTTTAATAATTTTTCAAAATCTTCCATAATTATATTTTTGTTGGTGTAAACTGTCCAGTTTCTAATAATTCATCTAATAAATCCATTGCTTCTTCAAAGAGTTTAGGAAAATATTTTTCCATCACTGGATTTCCATTGTATTTCCAGTCATACATATTCGCAAAGACCTCTGCATAATCACCACCTTTTGTTTTTAAATAATAACCTTTCTTATGACCATATCCAAAGTTCTTCATTTTATTAATTGCACCAAAAAAATCGTTAGTCGACACAAAGTACCATCTCAATTTATTATATGGTATGTTTGGCATTAATTTTTTTAAGTTTTGTAAGGGTGTATAAGTTGAAACACCTCGATTAATACTTCTCGCTAAATTATCGCTTTGTAAAACTAATATTCCATTAGGATCAAGTTCTTTAAACATTTTTGACATTTGAGATGACAACCTCTTATTACTCATAAACCTTTCTTTCCAATCGTTCATTTTGGCTTTAAATTTTGGGTGTGCTAAATATTCAGAACCTTGTCTATATGCTAATTTTCTTGTAGTATGTATTGAATGACCTATTTCGTGAACAAGAACTCGACTTCCGTTACCAATAGTCCACCAATTATTTTTTACTTTTTTTAAACCCAAATTAACACTATTTTTGGTTGGGAGATAAAAGTTACTTGTTCTGTTTTTATTAAGTATAAAGTTTACAGGTTTTACAAAATTTCTTAAATATCCATCATCTTTTGGTAGTTCAAAACCTAATCTTTTTAATTCATCAATTTCTTTTGGATAAAAATTTGGTTTTCCTTCTTGCACCACTCTTTGCCTTGGAACTCTCACGGGAGTTGGTTCAATTCTTTGTGGAATACTTCCCTCAATAATTGCTTCTTTTGGAAAAGGTGCATTTGTACATCTACAATTTATTACATTAGCAGCACTTCCTCTACTATCACCTGGATATGCTAATTCCTCACCACCCACTAAAAAGTTTTTATCCATATCGACTACTTGTCCATTTGCTTGAATATGATCTATTCTTGTTCTATTATCAAAAGTTGCAATCCATTCTTTTTGAAGATTCTCTTTTCCAAAAACATCGGTGGCACTTTGATTAGTAGCATAGTTCGCAGCATTAACACTTTCGGTTCTTACAATTCGTTTTGCATTTACAACCGACATATCTTTAAACTTCTTTCTTAATATTCTACCCGCTTGTACCTCATTCATTGATTGAAAGTCGGGGTCTGCCATATATCTTTTTAGTGTTTTTGTTAATTCTTTTTTACGATTACCACCAACACTAACAACTCTTGTTCCCACCACTTGACTACCTATGTATGCAAACTTTTCATTCCATATATCCTCATAGTCAATATGGGTGTTTTTAGTAATGTATTTGTCAAAGTTTTGTGCATACCACCTGGCAAACTTATTACCAACCTCTTGATAAAGTTCAACATAAAGATTTATTAAGTCGCTATTCTTAAATTTAGATTGTAGGTCAGGTATTTTTTTATTAGCTTTTAAAAACTCATCAATTATCTGATTATTTTCACTAACAAGATATTTTACCCATTTCTTATCTTGTTTAGCTTCTGCAATATCTAATTGATTAAGCCAATCTTTTTGATAATTTTTTTTGAATTTTTTAGTCAGCATTTTGAGAAATCTTTTTAGCCCAAGAAATCATTGCTTTACCACCCCAAAGATTATAAGCTACATACCCTTTGTCTTTATAAGGTTCGTTTCTATATTCTTCAGATATTTTTGCATTATCCTCGTGTCTTGCTAAAAAGCTATGAATTCTTTTTACAGTATCAAGTGATATTGATTCTCTATTAGCTAATTGATTTGCTCGTTTCCAACCAACCTCTGTGCCACCTTTAACAACATCACGACCATATTTCTTTCTCCACTCTAACATTCTCTTTGCATTGTTAGTAGCACCTTGTGGATAATTATTATATGAATTTTGTTTAGATGTATATTCGTTGTCGTTTGTCTTTAATTCGTTTCCAGTTATTCTTTCATATTCTTCGTGTGATGCACACGGCATATAAACCTTATTTCCATTATCATCGTGTGAATGAACACCTTGACAACCAATATCTTCTGCTCTTTCACTTGCTTCAACTCGAGTTGTATAAACATCTCTACGAACCTCTCTCTTAACATCAAGAAGTTCATTATAATCTACTTTAACACTTTTAAAGTCCTCGCTAATAACCTCATCTTGTAATGGTACAAGGTTCATTGGAATATAATAATCGTTAAGTTTTTCATTGTCAGATTCAACACCATAACTCATTGCTTGTCTTTTTTCGTTTGGAGTTAGCCACCACGCTTGACTCATTTGCCCAACCACTTTATCCATTTCTTCTTGCATTTCAGAAATACTGGAGTAATCAAAATCAATGTATAGTTTCTCGCCATAAGCAGGAACTAACCATCTGTTTAACTCATCTTTGATTTTATTAAGTTCAGGGATTACTGCATTTTGATACAATGTCTTTTTAGCTTCGATTACATTGTTGTATGTAGAAGATTCCGTGTTGTTTAAAAGAACGGCAGGTACAGAATAAATATTACATAAATCTTTAATACTTGCATTGTATTGTTCTATAAGAGATAAATCAGATGCAGACATTCCAAAGTTGATCCAAGATAGTTTCTTTGGTGTTATTACAATATCACCTGCACTGTTAGAGCCTTGATAGTTTTGTCTAAACTTCTCTTTTAATTGTTGTGCTTGTACTTCATTAATATCCCCCTCATCACTCATAAGCACACCTCTTGCGGTTTGATTCTGTAAATACTTCGCACCAGTTGTAACTGCTTCGTTATTTGTATCTAATGATCTTAAACCTGCTTTAAGTGGCGACATTCCATACAAATGACTACCAGTTCCATCATAATAAGGGTTAAAATCTTTTATATGGCAAATATCCTCTGCTGCCATTTGATATTGTCCGTTATAATCTAATGAGTATGATTTAACTGGGTCAAATATTCCACCACTATTAATTTCTACCTTTTGACTTGGTAATACATATAATTCTTTGAATTTACCTTGATTAGCACCTGTATCAGGTTTTAAACCATAGATATATCGATTTCCAGTTAGTTTACCAAATGCAATTATTTCTTGAATCCAAGAATTGTATGATTGTGCAGGATTAGGTCTTGATAGTAATTCGTGCAATTCAGTATCTGCTACTTCTTCAAGGGCGTGTTTTCTTAAAACCTCTGCTTTGTGTAACGCTGAACCATTTGCAATACCACTTGTCATAGATTTATACTTCTTTAAATCATTCTCACTTTTTATTTCATATATCTGAAATGGAATAGTCGCTGCCGTTTTTGCAATTAGATTTACAATAGAATAAATTGTTGTGTTTTGTTGATACCCTTTTTCAATATATGTATTATCGTTTTCAGGATTCCAAATGATACTGTTTCCTATATAGTTATATATCGCTTTATTAAACTCTGCATTAGTTTGTTGAAAATTCTTTGATATGAGTTTCTGAAATCTTGATAAAATTGATGCCATCGAATAACTTTTATTTTACAAAAATACTAATTAAATTACAAAAAAGTTTTCTTTCTTACCAAAGGAGGAATAAACTGCATAACGAATAGAATCCATTAAATGATTTTCCTTGTCTTGTGGCTTATTTATTATTGTTCCATCTTTTAATTGTTCCCAATAATAGCTTTGATATTCTCGTAATATATTCTTTGATTCATTGCTTACATAAATATCAAACTCTTTTAACTTAGATATTCCCGCATTTATACTTCCTTGCCCTTTTGTTGCAGGTTTTATATACAATCCCAATCTTCTCATCTCCTCAATAGATTTAGGTTCAGCAGAATCAGCGTAAGTAATTACCTCGCCATACCCTTTAGCTTTTAATATATCTACAATGTCGCTATTAGTTAAACCCTTTTGGTATAATATCTCATGCAAATAAACCCTATCGTGCTTTTTAAAGACAAGAACACAAGCCGTTGGATCATTACTATACCCATAGTCAATTCCGACTATTCCCTCTACATCTAAATCAAATTCAGGAAACTCATCATAATCAATGAATGTCCAGTTGTTAAATATTTGTCTTGCACTAAAGATTGCTTTTAATCCCTCTCCATATACTCTCCAATAATCAGGATCACGAAGTTTCATTCTTTCTATTTCATTGACCAGTTCTTTTGATAAGAAGTTGTTGTCCTTGTATGTTGTTACCCAAGTATCGCAATCATCTCTTGGAATTAGGTCATTATATATCCAGTGGATTGGATCTGAAGGATTAAAATCAAGAATGACCATATCGGTTGTTCTCATGTTGATTTGGCGAAAATCCTCTATGTTTAATTCATTGCCCTCATTTAAGAATGCAATGTTTCTTTTACGACCACGAATCTTTTGAGGTTCATCTACCGAAAGAAACTCAATAAGATGATTATTATACTTAAAAGTATTATCGGCTTTGTTATGCACTCCTGAAAAATAGATGCCCGTTTCTTGTAGCACTATCATTATATCTCTCATTACAGAACCTCTTAATGCAGGTAATGTCTTACGGACAATAGAGATGGTCAAAGGTTTCTTTGATGTTGTAATAAGATAAACCAGGTATTGACAAACGGCTACTGTTTTTCCTGACCTTGTTCCTCCTTGATGGACTTTAAATCTTTTTTCTGATCTAATAAGGTCGTAGAATTGTCTATTGCATCTTTGTTCAACTTTCTTGGTGGTGTCCATTCTATAATGGTTGATTTAATTTGATTGTCGTGTACTATTTCGCTTCTTTCAACGTAACCACGTTTCTTTCCTTTTGTCTTTAAAAGAAAGATTGTAGCAGTTGTATTGCCCTCACTTATTTGTTTATGGAGTTGTGATTCAGCAAAATCAAGAGCAATGTTCTCAATATCTTTTACTTGCTTTGCAAACTCCTCATCTTCTTTTAAATACTTGTAAAAGGTAGTTCTATTGATTCCAACTTTCTTACAAGTAGTTGTAACAACTCCCAATGATTTTTCTAATGCTTCAAGAATTGCTTTTTTAGTGTGTTGCTTTTTGTTTGTTTTCACTTTACAAAAATACATAAAAAAACCCCACTTAAACAAGCAGGGTTAAAAACCAGGTTTCATAACTTCCTATTATCTTTCACAGTTTATGTCGGAAAGTGGTTTTAGTCAGTACTATATTTTTTAATTTTTTTAATCCATTCGGTAATATCTTTTTTGGTTTGCCAACCTGAAACATTACCATACTCATCAGAAAATATATTCAATGACATAAGTTCATTGCAACTATCCAATATAGCAATTTCAAAATCTACTATACCATCTCCGTAAAAACCATCACCACCTGCAACAGATAATGTTAGTCCATTGTCAAAAGTATATCTTGATCTTTTTTCTCCAAACATTCCAGTTTTGAATGTAAGTTCCTCAAATGTATTAACATCTAAAGGTTCATTATTTTTAATTTTATTTATTTCATTTAATAATTTTTCAATACTCATCTTTTTTTATTTTTAGTTAAATGGGGGTGATTTTCACCCCCTTGATTGTTTTATTTAGTTACCCAATATGATAGTTGTGATAATTCAGTAAGCATTTCAGTTATTATATTTTTACAAACCCATAGTCTGTAAAATTCAGAACTTGGATATTT